CCTTGCCGAACCGGATCATGACGTCCTCGCCCGCGAACGACCCGAGCCCCGAGAACACCTCGCGCTCGCGCGGGCTGTACCGGACGATCTGGAGGCCGTCGGCGCGGTAGCGCATCATGGCCCGCTCGAGGCGCGGGTCGGACTGGCCGCAGGTGCGCCAGATGACGCGTTTGTCGCGGATGCGGGTCCACTGGTCGCCGATCCACCGCTCGGGGAAGTGGTGAACGATGATCGTGTCGGCCCAGTCGAGGACTGCGGGGGCTAGATTGGCCTTCGCCCAGTCGATGGACGAGCCGGGGTCGCCGAGACGCTCCGACAGCTCGGCCCGCTGACGTTCGGTGGCCTCCTCGAGCTCGGGGTAGCGGGTGACGCCCGGGATCGCGGGCCGCTTGCCCTCGAACGGCTCGGCGTCATAGGCGCCGCCGATGCTGTAGCACGGCACGCCCATCCGCGTGAACATGTCGAGGTCGTCGTGTTCGGCGATGGCGTGAGAGGTGAGGAGCAGGACGTTCATCGCGCCAGCCCCATCTGCCGACGGCGGTCGGGATGGATCGCCTCGGGTGGGTCGAGGCGCCGGACCGCCCGGAAGTTGCCGGGGCCGGACGCGGGGTGGGGATAGATGGTCACATGGTGCGTGGCCGAGAGCAGGGCGCGGATCGCGTCGGGCGACCCGCCGTCGTTGGGGTGCCACTCGCCGACGATGAGGCGGATGCGGCCGACTCCCGGGTCATCGAGGAACCCGTACTCGCCGCCCTCACAGTCGATCTTGCACAGCGCGATCTCGCCCTCGGGCACCAGGTCCGACAGCGTGACCACCGGCGCGTTGACGGTCTTGTGCGGGCGCCCGGCGCAGTAGAGGTCGAAGCCGAAGGTATTGCCGTAGTAGCGATGCTGCCCGGCGAAGTCGTCCACCCGGCCGTCGTCACCCTCGTAGTCGTACCGGATCTCGCCGTGCCCGACGGCACCGGCCACGATCCGCAGCCGGTCGCTGGGCTCCGCGTTGGCGCGCAGTAGGGCGAGGTTCTCGGGGATCGGCTCGACGCTGACGACCGAGAGGTCGGGGTGATCGGCCAGCAGGCCCACCGTCACGCCGCCGATATAGGCGCCGATGTCGAGCGCCACGCCCGACAGCGCCAGGCCGCCGAGGCCGTACTCGTCCTCGGTCATGGAGGACGTGAGGTTGTTCCAGTCGGCGGTGCCCTCCCGCCACTGCATCGGGACGATCCGCCCACCGGGCGTCGTGAACGTTGACGCGCGGATCACCGGCGCACCGCCCGGAAGTTGCCGGCGTCCTCGTCGCCGAGGGTGAACTCCAGGCTATGGGTCGCCTCGAACGTCGCCCGGACGCCCTCGGCCCCGGCCCCGAAGTGGTACTCGCCGAACACCAGCGGGATGGTGGTGATCGCGGGGTCCGCGAACAGGCCCCACTCACCGCCCTCGCAGTCGAGCTTCATGGCGTCGCACGGGAGCAGTTCGTCGAGCGTCACCTCGCGCACCCGGATCTCGATGGCCTTGGGTCGCTCGCTGCCGTACACGGTGCCGGTCAGGTTGGCGATATAGCGGTTGGTCATGAGGTGCTCGTCGCCTTCGAACCCGTAGAACACGCGGTCCGTGCCGACGGCGCCCTGGATGACGAGCGCGCGGTCCGCGAGCCCGTTGGAGGCGAGGTTGGCCACCAGCACCGCGACGTTCTCGGGCACGGGCTCGACGCAGATGGCGGTCGCCTCGGGGTTGTCGAGCAGGACGGCCACCGTGACCGCGCCGACATGGGCGCCGACGTCCACGAACCGTCCCTTGATGTGCAGGCTCTTGAGGTCGTATTCGTCAACGAGTCCTGACCCGGCCACGCCCCGGAAGGTGGAGCCCATGACCGAGTAGTCCGAGGTCTGTGCCCGCGCGCCCATGACGGCCTCGTGGCCGCGTGGCGTGTACAGCGTGTAGGTATCCATTTGGGAGTGTGAGCCCTCCGCAGTTGGGAGCCCGAGAGCCCGCCGGCGCTCACCTTCCGACGGGATCTCGGACATGGGAAGGACCCCCATGACGGAGGGGGTCAGGCCGCCCGCGCGTGCGCCTGTTCACCGAGGCGGAACGCGGGATGGGGCCAGTCGGTGGCGACTAGAGGCCGATGATCTTCTGCGCCCGGCCCGTGCGGACCACGGGTTCGGCGTTGAACGCGAACTCCTCCTCTGCCCGGAAGCCCGTTACGTTCTGGTCGAAGCGGCTGCCCGCCTCGCTCGACACGTCGATGCGGAACTCCTGGCCGGTGAAGATGTCCACTTCGGTCCGGTCGATGAGCAGGCCCGTGCCGAGGTACGCCGCGGGCCAGTTGGGATCGGAGCGGAGCGGGACGCCCCACGCCGAGGTGATGGGCGGGTTGGCCGCCGCGCCGCCCGCCGGATCGACCGCCCAGCCACCGGCATACGAGGTGCCGAGGCCTTCCGACGCGGTCTCCCAGTAGGTCGTCGGGTCCATGACGCAGACGAGGTTGTCGCGCAGGACGCCGCGGGTCTCCATCGCCGCGATGCCACGAGCGATCGTGGTCAGCCGGGGCTCGGAGTTGAGCGTCGTCTTGAACGCGGCGACGTCGCCGTAGGCCATGAACGCGGGGAAGAAGCCGAGCGGCTCGGACGAACCGGAGCCGTTCGTGATGTAGGTGGCCTCGCGCGTCCCGATGGACGCGGCCAGCCGCCGCCGGGCAGCCCGCTCGGCCCCGCCGTTGGACTGACGGAGCAGCTGATTGCCGACGTCGGCGATCTGGGCGATCGTGTACAGGGTCGCCGTCGCCGAAGCGAAGCCGAAGTCCCGAACGTCCTTGTTTGAGCCGTAGGCTCCCTGGAGCAGGGCCGCGCTGATCGCGGTCGTCTCGTAGGGGATGTTCACGCCCGCGCCCTGCACACCCGACGTGACCTCGAACAGGCCACGGTAGATGTTGGTCAGGGCGAGTTGCGTGACGAGCTCGGACACGAAGTTGCCGGGCACGATCGCCTGGCCGGTCGCCGTGGACGTGCCGAGAACCGCCTTCACGAACTCCTGCGCGTCGGTGTCGCCGAAGCGACGGGCGACGAGCGCGGACAGGAAGTTGGTCTCGCTGTACTTGCCGACGGACTTGACGGTCGGGTCACGATCGACCACGCCGGCGAGGATGGCCGCCGTCTTGGTGCGGGCCGCGTCCCGGGTAAACGACTTGACCCGGTCTTCCAGCTGCGCCAGCTTGGCGTCGATCTCCCGCTCGCGCTTCTCGGCCTGGAGGTCGTCCAGCGCGGCAGACTTGGCGGCGATCTCCTCCTCGATGGCGGTGACGCGATCGAGCGGGAGGTCAGCCTTGTCCCGCATTTCGGATGCGAGGTCGGTAATGGACTTGGTGAGGGCTTCGACCTTCTGGTCGAGGTCCATGTCAGGGGTCTCCTCTGTTGAGACCGCCCGTGTGAGCCCGAGAGGTCAGATGTTGCGAATGAGCGCCTCGAGCGAGTCGAGGGCATCCGCGAGGCGTCGCATCGCCGCAGCATCGCCGCCCGCGCCAAGGTCGCCCACAGGCTCGCCGGGTGCGGGAAGGTCAGGCCGAAGGTCGCCTGCCAGGCGGTCCAGTTCGGAGAGGACGGCCTTGACGTGCTCGTCCATCTCGATGCCGGCAGAGTCGAAGCCCGCGATCGCCTTGGCGGCCGTGATGCGGGCGTAGGGGTTGGCGGGGGTTGGGGTGAGCGTCTGCTCGGCGTGCGGCCACACGTCGATGTGCCCGTTGCGGGCCTTGCGGACGAGGTGGGCGACGGCGCCCGAGGAGCCGAACATCTTGCCGGCCCGGATGAGCGCATCCACCTGCGCCCAGTAGCGATGCGAGCGGTCGAGCCAGATGGTCGCCCACCAGCCGTCCTTCGACTCGGCGAGGTCATCCTGTACGCCCAGTTCGGAGTCGCCGACCTCGTCGTCCTGCCCGTGGTGGAACAGGACCGGGCGCTCCTTGAACCAGCGCGCCTTGATGTCGGTGTCGTGGTCGAAGTACTCGCCGTCGAGGTCCCGGCCGTCCTTGAGCGGCCCGCCGAACGGGATGGCGAGGACGCGCCACTTGGACGAGCCGATCTGCTCGGCCTTGAGAGTGTTCATCAGAAGTCTCCGAACGGGAGGATAGAAAGCACCTCATCGTCGTCGGGTGCCACCGCCCGACCGCCGCCGCGACCGCCAGAAGGTCCTGTGCCGGTGCCTGCGACCGTGGCCGCCGGTGCCGTGATCGCGCCCGTGCCGGTCACGTTCTGTCGATGGGTGCCACTGCCCGACACGGTGGCGGCGGATGCGGTGATGGAGCCCGTGCCCGTCACTGGCCCGGCGTGGGAGCCCGTGCCTGCGATGGTCGGAGCCTGGACCGTGACGGCCCCCGTTGCGGTGAACGTCTGCGCACCCGTCCCCGAGACGGTGGCCGCGGGGATGGTGATCGAGCCCGTGGCGGTGAGCACGAGGCTGCCCGTGCCTGCCACCGTGGCCGCCGGGACGCTGATCGCGCCGGTGCCTTCGGGGTTGGTCGGTGCGCCGCCCTCGTGGGTGCCCGTGCCCGAGACGGTGGGAGCAGGGACCGTGACGGAGCCGGTGGCCGTGAAGACCTCGGCGCCTGTGCCAGAGACGGTCGCCGCGGGCACGGTGACCGCACCCGTTGACGTGAAGACCTCGGCGCCGGTGCCCGACACCGTGGCGGCGGGGACCGTGATGGCGCCGGTAGCGGTCAGGATCTCCGAGCCCGTGCCAGAAACCGTGGCGGCGGGGACCGTGATGGCGCCCGTGCCTGACGGATCGATGCGGAGGCTCTGGTGCACCCACAGCGCCGAGCCCGTTTCGGCCGCAGCCGGGTTGCCCGCGGTCGTGAGGTTGACGCCCGCAGCGCCGGTCGTGACGAGCCGGTGCCCGAGGTCCCCGGACATGTCGAGTCCGGTGGTCGAGGAGAAGTGCGTCGCCGGGGACTCGACGTAGTTGCCGTTCCAGGTGACGGTCGGCGACCCGTCGTCGTCGATATCGTCGACGCCTCGGGCGATGGTCGTCGAGTCGTCGCGCAGGGCAACCATGCACATGACGACCGCGCCGTCCGCGATCGTCAGGGTTGTCGATGCCGTGGCGCTGAACGGGTCGTTGGCCGCGATGGCCGCAGTGGCGTAGGTCGGCGCGACCCATGCGTCGCTCGCGCCCTTCTGCCACAGCATGACGACCGCGTGCGCCTCGGTCGGCGACGCGGACCAGTTGAGCGACGGGTTGCCGTCGCCCGACTGCCAATCCCGATACCACGCGGCGACCGAGACGGAGCCCGTGCCGTTGCCCGCGCCGGTCGTCCCGTCGGCGAAGCTGTTGACGATCGGCGTCCAACCCGAAGGGTTGGCGACCGTGATCGCGTAGTCCTTCCAGTTGGCGAACAGGAACATCCGATCGCCGGCGGCGGGAGTGCCGGGGATCGTGACCGAGGATGGGTCGGCGACGACGCGCGCCCAGCTACCAGCGGTCTTGAGGGAGATAGCCATTCCGGCCCTCCCCCGGTTAGGTCTTGGGCTGGGTGTACGTCAGGGCGGTGATGCTGACCGTGGCGCCAGTCACGAAGGACACGGTATTGAAGTTGATGTCATCGCCCGACGTGCCCACCGTGACATCCATGACCGTGGTTCCGGTCGAGTCCGCGATCCGTGCCCAGGTAGCGGTGTCGGTCGCGTCGGCCGAGCCGTCCGATGTGATCGCGGACGCCGTGGCCACACCGTTGACCGCGCCGCCGAAGGCGGGGTCGGTGAATGTCAGCGTGGCGAGCAGCGTTTGAGCACCAAGGGCGGTGTCGGCGTTGGTCGGGATCGTGCCCGCGTAGATCTTGATGGTGCCCGCACCGGCGCCAGCGTCGATGCGGTCCACGACTGCATCGGCCGCGGCGCTCGCGGAGTCGTTGGTCAGGCGGGGATCAGCGGCCATTGCGGACTACCTCGGGTGCGTGTTCGACGTGGTAGGAGCGCCGGTCCACGATCACCGCCGCGGCGGGCTCCATGAGTTCGCCGCACTTGGCGCAGCGATACCAGACGTGGCCGACGCCGCGGATCTCGGGCTTGGGGAGGCGGGTGTCGTTCATTCCTCGCTGATCTCCGCGATACGCCCGGCGAAGTCGCGCCGGATGGTCCGCTTCTTGGGCGGCAGGGTCGACTCTACGATGCGGACGTCCTGCACCGGCGGCGTCTTGACCGTCGGCAGCTTGACAATCGGCGCCACGTTGACGATGTGCTCGACGCCCTCGATCCGGTCGCCTAGGGCCTTGATCTCGGCGACGATGGGGTCGAGGTCGGGCGGTTCCACGTTGACCGTCTGCGGCTGGAGCGACTGGACGACCGAGTCGGTGCCCAGCAGGAACGTGGGCGCCGGCTGCGGGCGGGCGGCGAGCTCGAGGGCCTTGGTGGCGAACTCGAACAACTCGCCCCGGTCGGCGCTCTTGCGGTCGGGCACGACCGGAATCCAGTCGAGGGTGCCGTTGGGGTGATCCTCGATCCCGAACGCCTCGTCCACCGAGAACGTGCGCCCGTCGCGCGCCCGGCAGGGTTCGTCGACGTCGCCGTCCGACGCGATGACCTCTCGGACGTTGTACTCCTTGTAGCCGTGGAGCGCCGACTCGTTGTATGCGCGCATCGTCTCGGTACGGGCGATCAGTTCCGAGCGGTAGTTGCCCCAGATGTGGAGGTCACGAACGCCCGTGTAGTCTTCCCGCGGCACGCCATAGAGCAGTTGGTTGAGGCTGTAACCGCGCTGGACGCCGACCGCGAGCTCCTCGGCGATGGCCTGACGGGTCGTCTCGTTGATGCCCGTGATCCGCTCACCGGCGTTGCGCAGCACGGACTCCGTGACCCGCTTGATGCGCTCGGGCAGGATCGTGCGGTCCACCTCGTTGGCGACCACGGTCAGCCCGGAGCGCGACAACTGGAGGTAGAGGGTGTGCAGCGTGTCGGTGAGCAGTTCGTCTTCGGTCTTGGGGTCCCACCACTCGGTCGGGAGCGCCTTGCGAGAGGTCTTGGTCAGCGGACCGAACACCGCCTCGATGCGGTTGAGCACGCGGGCGCGCTGCGCCTCGAGGAACTCGGACATCCGCGGGATGAACCCCGGCAGCGTCTCGCCGACGACCTCGTCGCGCCGCGCCTTGACGGCCTTGGACACGACCTGGGTCGTATTCGAGGCGTCGGCGAGGTTGGAGTCGTTGACCGACACCCGCGTCGGGAGCTCGGTCGCCGGTGCCGGCGGCGCGTTGGGGTCGGCGGTCGCCGGCAGGGCGACCCACTCCACGTCGTCAAGCCCCACCTTGGCGATGGCCGCCTTGGGGTCGAACCCGAGCGAGATGAGCCCCTTGAGGGCGCCGACCTTCTCGATGACCTCGGTCGGCCCGTCCATGTCGGGCTCTTCCAGGTCGAAGTCGAGCGGGCGCCCGACTGCCGCCTCGTAGCGCGGGATCAATCCAACCTGGATCGTCTCCTCGATCAGTTCGGCCCGGTCGTGAACGCTGTTGCGCCAGTAGTCGCGGGAAACGTACTTGAGCGTCTCGCCCGACGACAGGCCCGGCAGCACCGGCACGCCGAGGACATAGGGGTTGATGGGAAACGCGGTGGTGATCTCGTCCCGGCTCAACTGGGCGAGCTCGGGGATGCCGATCTCCTTGGGCGTGGACGCCCCGCCCGCGTACTCCATCGGCTCGGGGAACAGCAGCAGCCGCCGGGCGGCGTTGGGGTCGGTGGCCACGTTGCGCCAAGCCCGCTGCGCCTCCTCGAACTCGGTGGTATCGAGCGCGCGGTCCTTGGGCCAGACCATGCCCGCGAGCCTGCCGCCCATCGTCAGGACGTCGGCGGTGTGGCGGGCGATCATGTCGGTCAGCGGGACCTGCGTCCAGACGGCCTCCACGATCGACGTGCCGTACCAGTCGTCGCCCGCGCAGGCGGTGGTGAACAGCAGGATCTCGTCCGCGGTGAACGGGATGCCGAGGCTGCCGTTGACGCCCTTGTCCATGACCCAGCCGACGAGCTCGCCGCCCGGCGCATACGACGGCTCCATCCGTGCGGGGTTGATGCCGTAGATGGCCGTGGGCAGCTGCCCGCCCTCGCCACCCTCGAGGTACCAGAACGCGGCACCCGCGAAGTCGAGCCGGATCTGCGTCTTCTGGCGCAGCATCCGCCCCGTCTGGCCTGGGTTGGGCCGCTCCATGAGGCGCAGGAACTGCTCCAACGGGTCGAGCCGGTCGAACGGGATGTTATTGGCCGGGGCGACGACGTCGGCCTCGTTGTCGCCCTCGCTGTCCTCGTAGGCGAGCGTCGGCTCGAGGCCCGCGACGTCGGTGCTGATCTTGCGCCCGCCCTTGTGGAACCAGCCCACCGAGTACGCGGCGAGATAGCGGTTCATCCGCGAGCGGTTGTCGAGCCCGAGGACCGACGTCAGGTTGGGCTCGCCCCGCTGGTACGCGGCAAGCCACGGGCCGCCGTTGGTGGCCTTGCGGGCCGGCGGGCGCCGCAGGATGCGGTCAAGGAAGGTGGTCACGCGACGGCTCCGAAGGATGCGACCCGGCGGCGAGCGCGTGACCGGGCGAACTGCCATAGACAAAGGGCGTCGGCGACGTCGGGGCTGGGCAGCCCGCGCGCCTTCATCTCCTCCTTGGACTCGATCTGCACCTTGCCCGACGAGGTGAGGCGATAGGTCGGGCCGGTGAGCTCGGAGCGGAGGCGTTGATAGGTGGGCTCATCGAGGCGGGCGAAGCTCAGTTCCCCGCGGTACAGCGCCTCGCGGACGTTCCACCACAACTCGGCCCGCATGTTGAGCATGGCGTCGTTGTCCGACCCGCCGCCCGCCTGGACCTCGTGGACCGAGCCCGGCAACCGCTGCTCGCGGAGGCGGTCGTACACGCCCGAGCCGATGCCCACGACGTCGACCGCGAGCACGCCGCGACGCTCTCGCAGGAACCGGGCGCCGAGGCCCGCAACCTGCATCGTGTCGTGACCGTGGACGATGGTCACGAGGTCGGGACCGTTGCCGCTGCCCTCGACGAGTACCGAGTCGTCGGTGCCGAAGCGGGCCACGTCGAGCCCTGCCGCCTCTCGGACGTCGGTGACCTGCGGCGTGGTCCGCGCCCGCTCCACGAGTTGCAGCGGAATGACCTGGTTGGACGCGGTGTCAGGGAACTGCCCGAGCACTTTTGCCGTCCACCACGGCGTGCCCTCGAGCCCCAGCGACCGCTGCTGCTCGACCCAGAACGGGGTGACAAGCTCGTTGGCCGCCTTGGCGGGGACGGGCTCGCCGGTGAAGTTGGGCGTGTCGAACACGCTGATCGTGATGGTGTGCCACACCGACGACCGGCA